TGAAACAAATTTTAAAACAGTTTAAGTTAGATAAGATACAGAAATATGTAGAAGAACCAAACGAGCTTGACAGGCAAGTTAAATCCTTGCAGAAAAATATAAACAAGTATGGTAAATACATGGAGGAAGTAGAGAAGGATATTGCTATCCTTAAAGATGTTGTTGGTAGTAATAAAACAATGAAAAAGAAGTTAGATAAATTTAAAAAACCAAGATTTTAAACAAGGAGAATAAAATGGAATTATTAACAGGTAATTGGGAATATGTTTTATTGGCAGTTTATGTAGTAGAAAAATTAGTTAAATTAAGTCCTTCCAAGAAGGATGATGTTATTTTTGATATGATCTTAAAACCTATTGTTGATAAGTTAAAGGGCAAGTAATGAATAGAGCTCGTCTTCCTCAGATTAACTCTGTATCTAGTTCTTTTGAACCTATCAGAAGAAACTCTATACTATTAGGGGAGGATAGTTTTTTAGACGAGCATCAAAAACCTATAAGAATTGGGGGGATTGCATCTCCCCTTTCTTTATCTAAAAGCAAGTTAAGAATTGATGGTGATTTTCATCTTGAGGGAAAACTAGCAAATCCTTTACTTGAAACTGAATTTGAATATTTAGAATTAAGAGCTGAGGAAAATATAAGATTCACATCAGCTAATTCTTCAGGCTCTTTAGACCTATATGTTTTTAATGGAGATTCTTATTTTCTTACATCAGGTGGAGATTTCTTTTTTACAGTATCAACAAGCTCGTCAGGTATTATAAATTTTGGAACATTAGATGTTACTACAATGTTTAAATTTGATACAGTAAATACTAAATTTACCATATCAGACCCTGACGATACTGGGGATAATTTTAGTATAACTGTAGATACTCATGGTGCGACTACACTTGCCACTATTGACGATGATGCTACTGCAGCAGATTTAATATTAGATGTAGATGGTGATATTGAATTAAATGCTGATGGTGGTGATATAACATTTAAAGATGATTCATCTAAATATTTTGCTATAAGCTCTCAAGCAATGCAAGTGTTCTTTGCAACAAATGAAAGTAATTTTAAAGCAGAAATTACAAGCAATAGAGGTGCAACAACATTATCAACTACTGATGCAGGTGGTACTAATTCAGCACATTTAAGTATAATTCCTGATGGTGTATTAAAGTTAGAAGGTGAAGATAGTGGTGTGTATATTAAAGAGCATGTTAATGCAGGGGGAGATTTAGCAGGTTATGGTCAATTATGGATTTCAGCAAGAACACCTAATGAGTTAGCATTTACAGATGATGCAGGTACAGATATATCAGGGATTGGTAAGTATCATTATGAATCTAAGGTAACAAATTACTATGCTACTGCATTAGGCAACTTTATACCATTAGCAGGATATATAATAGAAAGAACCAGTACAGCAAGTCAAAATGAGTATATTGCTATGGTTGCACCATATAATGGAACAATAGAAAAAGTAATGTATAGAAGTGAATATGCACAAAATGGTACACTAGAAATAGATATACATGAATCATCAGATGGCACAGAAGTACCTGCTGCCTCACCTATTGGAACTAAAGATACATCTATTAATATAGCAGATGATACTACACAAGAAATTAGCTTTGATTCTATGACATCAGGAAGTAATGCTATAACTAAAGGTAGAATATATGCAATTAAAATAACAACACCTGCTTCAACTTATGATACTAATGTAACAGTAGTTTTTAAATGGGATATAACAAGTTAAGAGATTTGTGGTAAATTTTTAATTGTATTATATTATAATAAAGAAAAAGGGGCAAAAATGCAAGATATAAATAAAGAATTAGAAAAATTAAAAGAAATGCTAAAGCAATATGAGCAAGCATATATAAAATGTATGGGTGCTATAGAGTATTTAGAAAAAAAGAAATCAGAAGGATCTAAGGATAAGAAAGAGGATAAATAATGCCAAAGAGTTTTACAGGAAGTGCTCTAAAAGATGTATATAAAGATATATTACAGACAAATAATAGTAATACAGGAATAGGTGCTTCATTAAAGCAAATAACTTGTGGAGATGGCGATGAAACTTCATTATTTTTATCGAAAAGGCAATTTAAGGTACAGCCAAGTTTAGATAATACTACAAGTTCTGCTATATATGATAAAGATGGCAATGCTTTGCTCGTAGTAGATACTACTAATGACTTGGTTAA